ATCAACAGATGTTGCAGGAGACAATTTAACAATTACAAACTCCTCACCCAATGTTGTCCAAAACGTATTACAAGGTATAGCGGGTGATACTGGGTCATATACTGCAAATGCTAGTGATAGCACTGTAACTATAGCTGGTGGCACTGGATTAACATCTGCTGTTGCATCTAACACATTGACAATGAATGCTGAGTTATACATGCAAAGTGGATTCTCAGCAGCAGAAAATAAGTTTCTTATTTTTGGTAATGATGGTTTAGAGTCTGTTGCATCAGCAGGATTAGGATGGAATATCGGTGCAAATGGTTCTTCAGCATATCGTTTTGATGGGCCAGGTGTTGGAGCAACAACTGACAATCCAACTCTATATCTGTATAGAGGATTTACTTATAGATTTAATAATAATACAGGTGCATCACACCCATTTAAACTCAGAGTATCAGCAGGAGGAGCTGCTGTTACTGATGGTGTGAGTGGTAATGACGAAGGAGTCCAGTATTACACTGTGCCTATGTCATTAGCAGCAGGCACAACTTACAAATACCAATGTGGTATTCCATCACACGCAGCAATGATAGGTGACTTAGTAATCGTATGACCCGTACAGTTCCTGGTTCTGGTGCACAAATCGTCCCGATGTTTAACAGCGTCTACGGTGTTAGAGAGGTGTACGTTACTGCCAGTGGAAGTGGATACGATGCAAACGACCCTCCTAGACTTCGTATAGGAAACTGTGGCACACCTATTAGAGAGGCAGTGCTAAGACCAGTTATAGCAGGAGTTGCAGGAGAAATTATAGCAGTAGAGGTATTAGACCCAGGTGAGGGTTATGACCCTTTACGTTTAAAAATTGAAGATGACGAATCTAATGGTCATGCTACTGGTAACGTATATTTAAAAGATGATGGTGGTATAGACTTCATCCAGATGACTGGATTTGGTGATAACTACTTTGATGCTACTGCAGTTATAGAAGGTGGTGGAGGTAGTGGTGCTGAATTAGTCCCTATTACAGGACTACTAACAGGTCTATCAATTCAACAGCAAGGTAGAAACTATACCGAAGAGGATGTAAATATTATTATTTCTGGTGGAGGTGGACAGGGTGCAACTGGTGTTGCTTCTGTAAACCAGTTTGGTGAGGTATCTTCTATATCTTTGACCAATGCAGGAGAATTCTTTGAGACACCACCACTCATACAAATCATAGGTGGTGGAGGTAGTGGTGCATCTGCTGAGGCATTTATTGACTTAGGTGTCATCACAAACATCGACCTTATATCGGGAGGTGGCGGATATCAAGGAACACCAAGCGTTATCTTTACAAGAGATACTGACCTGATCCGTACTGCAAGAAATCGTCAATCATTAAACAGTGTCCTATACAATCTGTCTGGTATACTTACAGATGTTGATTCTAATGACACAGTTGTCAATATAGAAACCACTGACCCCTATCCAGGATCAGGTAAGTTTTTGATTGGAAGAGAGGTTGTTAGATATACTGGTAAGACACCAACATCTTTCACTGGATGTGACAGAGGTGTAAATTTCCGTTTTGACCAGAAGGTTATATTGGATAGTTTACAAGATGATGTTAATACAGGTCTTACACAGTATCAATTCTCTGTTACTGACAAAGTAAGACGTGTCGTTGAATCATCTAACAACCGAGTTGCTATTGTATATGATTGGGACCCAACTCAAAGAGCATTATATCTAACATTCCAAGTTGATGAATTAGCATTTATCGATGGTGGTAGGTCTGGTGAAAAGTCTCAAATCATAGCGTTTGTAGGAGGCACATCTGGGTCTAGTGGCACTGGTGTTGCTCCACACGTATTGATAGAGTTTGAAGGTAATGATATTGTTGCATTTACTAATCCTTTAAGTCTAATTCTTAACAGAAAGTTTGAAGATGATGATGAATTGAATGGTGTTGGTGATGGAATTATTGACCTTGTTAATACTGGCACTGAGTATGAAAACCAAATTAATCTAGATGGTGGCATCGCCTCGTCTAAATATGGTATTGAGGAAACATTAGGTGGACAAAACACCACTCTATTCCAAGTTGGAGACCAGATATATGATGGTAATGCAACACCTCTAACTGCAACTATCCAAGCTGCGGGTGAATTGGGAGACGGTGATACTCATACATCAACCGCAACTATCGTTATTACATATAACACTACTACCTTGTTTAACATACCAGAAGTAGTAGAAGGATTATCGTCAGGGTTGACTGCAACAACTGTCAGTCGTGTAACAGGTCCTAAAGCAGGACAATTTACATTAACAGTAAAAAATATTGTAGATAATGACCCAACATTTAAGTTTACAGTCGGTGAAATCTTGAGAGGAAACACCTCAGGAGCACAAGCCGACATCATTTCTGTTGAATATACAACGTTTATCAGAAATGAGGATGACTAACCCCTATAAATATAAAGAAGGCAATCGCTAGACATGGCACTATTAACCGACCAATTTAGAATCTTTACTGCCGAGCGTTTCAGAAGTGCACTTGAGGGTCCTGACCCAACACAGTCCGACCTCTTAGCTGGTGCTGACCGTGACCGTTTGTACGTATTCATTGGTCGTCCACAGTCATGGGATAACGAGAATGCACCACCTGACCCAGTAGATTCATTCCAAGAGTTTTCAGACGACTACTCTGACATGATATCCCTTAAGAGGGTATTAGCAAATGATACCATACAGGTTATCAGAAGGACTGACTGGATTCCCCCAGAGCAAACTACTGGTGGATTGGGTTATGTGTATGACATGTATAGACATGACTATAGTGCTACAAAGACTGCATCTTCTGGTGCTACTAAATTATATGACGCAGATTTCTACGTTGTAAACTCAAGTTATCAGGTATATAAGTGCATCTATAACGGTACATCACCTAGCGACCCTAACGGTAAACCTTCAACCGTTGAGCCTACAGGTACTTCTACATCTATCATCACAACTGCTGATGGTTATCGTTGGAAGTATATGTATACTATTCCTGTTGGACAGGTGTTGAAATTCTTCTCTAATGAGTATATGCCAGTGTTGTCTGATACAGCAGTGGTAGCAGATGCTATTGGTGGAGAAATTGATACTGTTATTATCGCTTCCTCTGGTAGTGGATATAATAATGGTACTTATGAAAACGTCCCTATTAAGGGAGATGGTATTGGTGGTCGTGTATCACTCGTTGTTGATGGTGGTAGAATTGTATCTGCTACTGTGACATCTGGTGGTAGTGGATATACATTCGGTAAAGTTATTATCGATGAGGTTAATGGTATTGGAGCAGGTACAGGAACAGGCGGTAGCGTCGAAGTTGTTATACCCCCAGTAAAAGGACATGGAGCAGACCCTGCAACTGAGTTAGGTGGATTCCGTGTCATGATTAACACCAAGTTTACCTACGCTGAAGGTAGTGGTGACTTCCCAACTGATAACGACTATCGTCGTATTGGTTTGGTTATTAATCCTAACAAGTATGGCACAGAAGAATTAACTTCTGACCTTACATTATCAGCAACAAAGGCAGTTATCTTTTCACCAACCTTCACAGGTAACTTCCAGACTGACGAAATTATTACACAATCTAGAACTATTGGTGGTCAACAGGTGACTGCACGTGGTCGTGTAATATCATGGAATAACACAACTAAAGTGTTAAAATATTATCAAAATAGAATTGACGGTGTCTTCCCAGAATTCACTGGAAACCTAATTGAGTTTGAAGGTGGTAACCCTGTTGTAGGTGCGACATCTGGTGCATCTGCTGACCCTGATATTAACTTCCCGATTGTATCAGGTTCTAGCACTAGAATCATCAACAACACAGAATATGATTTGGGTATGGCATTTACTAACGGTTATGCAAAACCCGAAGTTGAGCCTAACTCTGGTGAAGTTATCTACATAGATAACAGAGGAGCAATCACTCGTGCGGGTGACCAAATCGAGGATATAAAAATCGTAATCGAGTTCTAAGATGCCACAGAATACTAATCTGAATATTTCTCCTTATTTCGACGATTTCGATAAGGACAACAATTTCTACAGAGTCCTCTTCCGCCCAGGATATCCTATCCAAGCAAGAGAATTGACTACTATGCAGTCAATTCTACAGAATCAGTTGGAGTCTATAGGTCAGCACTTCTTTAAAGAAGGTGCTATGGTTATCCCAGGTCAGGTAGGATATGACCTTCAAGTGCAAGCAATTATATTACAGCAGTCTTTCTTAGGTGTAGACGTTGAGACATATAGGACACAGTTAAACGGACAAATAATTGAGGGTATCACCACTGGCATCAAGGCGAAAGTCCTCTATTCAATTCCATCAACTGAGTCATCTCGTGGATATGTAACTTTATATGTTAAGTATGTTGAGTCAGGTGATACCACTTCTGATACAACTCTTAAAACTTTCCAACCAAACGAGCAGTTATTAGCAGAAAATGAAATAACTTTCGGCACAACTTTGATTGAAGTTGGGTCACCATTTGGACAGTTGTTACCAGTTGATTCAAGTGCAGTAGCATCTGTTGCTTATATTAATGCGGGTGTATATTTTATTAGAGGACACTTTGTAGATGTCCCATCTTCATATTTGATTCTTGACCAGTATACTAACACACCATCTTATCGTGTTGGTTTGGAAGTTAGTGAATCTATTGTAACTCCAGAAGACGACCCTAATCTAAATGATAACGCTGCAGGCACATCTAACTATTCTGCCCCAGGTGGTCATAGATTTAGAATCAGGACAAGTCTTGTAAAGAAAGCAATAAACGATACTACAGATAAAAACTTTATTGAATTACTACGTCTTAATAATTCTAAGGTAGAAGAATTTGTTACTGCTACAGCATACTCTGAATTAGAGAAATCATTAGCACGTAGGACATATGAAGAATCAGGTGACTATGTAATTGATACATTTACTATTACACCTAGAGAAAATTTAGATGATGGTTTCAATAATGGTGTATACCGTGTTGGAGAAACATCTTCAAATGGTAATTTAGCATCAGATGATTTAGTATCATTTGAGGTATCCCCAGGTCGTGCTTACGTTAAAGGATATAGGACTGAGTTTCTTGTCCCAGAATTTGTAGATGCACCTAAACCTAGAGATTTTGAGTGTGTGCAGAATGGTATCATATCATTCCGTCTAGGACAATTCATGAAAGTGTATGATGTATATGGGTGGCCTGACCTAACTGGTGAAGGTGTTACATCTGCATATCAAACATTAGAATTATATGATGACTGGACACTAAACAATACATCTACTATTACTGGTAGACAGATTGGTCGTGCTCGCACAATTCAGTTGCAGCAGGACAATGGTGGTGTCTATGATATGTGGATATTTGATGCACAGATGTGGACAGGTATCAACTTTGCAGCAGGAAATAATGCAGTAATTGTTGGTGATGTATTAAGAGGAAGGACATCTAATGCTAGAGGTTTCGTTGCTGATGCAGGAAGTGGCACACATTGTTTCCTTGAGCAAGTATCAGGAGACTTCGTTAATGGTGAAGTTATAGAAAGAGATGGACGTGTTATCGGTACATTAGAAGCAGCACATTCATTTAACTTAACCGATGCTAGGACAGTTAGAGGTAGAAACTCAGGTAACGCAGTTATCTTTGGTGCAAACTTACTACTAAATGACCAAGCAATTATTGAAGGTGTCAGTGTTACTATTGACCAAGCAGGAAATACAAATATTATAGGTAACAACACTAAGATGGAGGCAGACCTTCGCCCTGGTGATGTTGTTACACCTGTAAACTCTGACGCAGAAGGAAATAGGACTCTAAGAATTGCAAGAGTAGATACATCTAGTGGTATTAATACAGTATCAACAAATGCTGCTACAGGACAGTCAAGTTATATCTTTAACTATCAAACACAGACTGCATTACTAGAAACAGGATTAACTAAGGGTAGTATCACCGATGGTGACTATACTAATCTATTAAGAATGCGTCCTTTTGTATTCCAGAAGGACTACCAGAATGGTGAGATGACCATTGATACTCCACGTACATCAATGAAGTCAATTTCTGACGAATCATTCTTCGTGTTTAGGACGTTTAATAATAAAACAGTTGTGTCTGGTGGTGTTACTGTTTCTCTACCAGAATCTGAGCAGTTTGCTACATTAGATAATGACAATTATTTCCTAACAATTTTAGCAGAATCAGGGTCAGCATTCTCAGTTGGAGATAACCTTGACATCGATGCTTTAAATGATGCAGGCACATTAACAGTTACATTTGGTGCTGACAGACAGTCAGTTACTATTGATGGATTAGCAAACGTATCTACTGTTAAATTAACCGCGTTGGTATCTAAGAATATTGTTACCAAGAAGATTAAGACTGCTGCAAAAATGCGTGCGATGAAAGTTACTCGCACAAGAATACAGCAAGACTCACAGAGATATGGTTTAGCATATGGTAACTTATATGGGTCACGTATTGAAGACGAAGAAATATCATTTGCACTGAATGATGTTTACAAGATTCATGCTGTATATGAATCAGAGGATGACACAGACGCTATGTCACCTTACCTTGTATTAACAGAATCTAGATTCTTTGACAATGGTAGTGTTGTCGTAGGTAGGACATCAGGTGCTCGTGGTAGAGTCATTCAGTTTATCAACTCTACATTAAGACTATACTTTGTTGCTCTTAATGAGATTCCATTCATCCCAGGTGAAACTATTGATGGTGTGGATGATGACGGTGTCCAGTTAGTTGGTATTGTTGATGACGCAGAAGGGTCTGTAACTAAAGGTAGTAAAGTTGTTACCAGTCAGTTTGAATTAGACGCAGGACAGAAAGCACATTACTACGATGTGTCTAAGATGACTAGACTTCCACAGTTTACACCACCTATCAGAAAGATTCTTGTTATCTTTGACTACTTCGTCCATGAATCATCAGGTGACTATTTCAGTAACCAGTCATATACTGGTATCACATTTAAAGAGATACCTAAATACAAACTGGATGGGTCTATTAACTTCTTAAGAGACCAACTTGACTTCCGCCCAGGTGTAGGAGAATTAGCATCAGGTAGTGGTCTAATCACAGCTCCATATTATGTGAATTGTGCGTCATTAGATTTCGGTGCAAGGACTTTTGATACCAGTGGTGGTGCGGGTGGCTCGACTATATTCGACGTCCCTAGAGTTAATAGCGAGTTTAGATGTGATTACTGCTATTACCTACCCAGAGCAGACAAGTTATTCTTAACTCATGATAATCAATTAAAAGTTGTCAAAGGTGTATCTTCGGAAGACCTTCCACCTCCTGACAATATTGACAACGCTATGTTGTTGGCACAAATTGAATATCGTCCTTATGTTTATGATGTAGAAAGAGACATACTAATCAACCAAGAAATTATCCGTCGTTATACGATGAAGGATATTGGTGACATTGAAACAAGATTGTCACATGTTGAGTACTATACGTCTCTGACTATGCTAGAATCACAGGCAGAGAATACTAAATCTTATGACGATAATGGATTTGATAGACTTAAGAATGGATACATTGTTGATGACTTTACAGACCACACTATTGGTGACGTCCTTAATGTTGACTATAAATGCAGCATGGACTTTAGCCAAGGTCATTTACGTCCTTCTCATTATACAACCAATGTCCCGCTCGAATTAAACTTAGCTGAGTCAACTAACGTAATTAAGACTGGTGGTAACATGGTAATGTTGCCTTACGTTGATGTCCCTATTGTTACACAACCATATGCATCTAGAGTAGAGAATGTAAACCCATTCAACGTGTTTACCTTTATTGGTCGTGTTGACTTAACTCCTGCATCTGATGACTGGATTGACATTGAGCGTAAACCCGCAAGAGTTGAAAACGTAGAAGGTGACTTCTCTGCTGTAGCAAGAGATTTACAAATTGACCAAAACGGTTTTGCTCCTATTCAGTGGGGTGGTTGGAGGACTAACTGGACTGGTGAGTCTCTAATTTCTAGTAGTAGATTTAGAAACAGGTCTGGTAGTTTCGCAGCTGGTGGTCGTAGACTTGGTAGATTAGGTCACGGACAAGGAAGACAACCACTATTCGTCCATGAAAGAAGGACTTGGAGGGTTGTTAATAACCAAGCAAGACAAGGTATTAGGACACGTGTTATACCTAAGATTGAAAGAAAATCACTTGGTGACACAATACTATCACAATCAGTAGTACCTTGGATTCGCTCAAGAAATATTGGATTTAATGTTGACAGACTAAAACCACGCACAAGAATGTATGCATTCTTCGATGGTGTGGATGTTACTGGTTATATTTTACCTAAGGTCATCGAGATTACTAAGTCATCTAGTGCTGACCCTAATACAAACGAAACACCTTTCGTTGTTGGTGAGACAGTTATTGGTCAGACATCTAAGTGTCAACTAAAAGTTGCTCCTGCAAACGATGGTTTAAAAACTGACCCATATGGTGTAGGACAAGCAACATTAGCAGAGTCATATGCATCACAGACACCATTCTTAAATATTGATATCACTGCTATGGCAGAAAGCGTCAATCCAAACTTCTTTGGTAACGCTCTTGTTGGTGAAATATTAGTAGGACAGACATCAGGTGCACGTGCTGTTATGAGAGACAGACGTCTATTGTCAGATAACATTGGTAACCTACAAGGTACATTGTTTATCCCATCACCTAAGAATGATTCAAACCCACGTTGGGCAACAGGTACTCGCTCAGTTAGATTTACAACATCTTCTACCAATAGTAAAGCATCAGGTGAAGTAGATTCTTCTGCAGATACCACATATCAGGCAACAGGTACATTGAGAGTTGTTAGAGAGAATATCCTAGCAATCAGAAATGCTGAAGTTGTTAGAGATACAGTTAACGACACAAGGACTGTTACAACTACTAGGACATCCACACGTCAGATTGGTTGGTATGACCCTCTTGCACAATCATTCCTTGTTGCAGAAGAAGGTGGTGTATTCTTAAGTAGTGTTGATATCTTCTTCAAGACTAAGGATAGTAATATTCCTATCTCCATGCAGATAAGGACTATGGAGAATGGTTATCCAAGTAAAGAGATTCTACCTTTCTCTGACTGCACAGTTGATTCTGACCAGATTGAATTATCAGACAACGCAGCAATACCATCAAGATTCGTCTTTAGGTCTCCTGTATACATCAAGGCAGATACAGAATATTGTGTTGTGCTTCTATCTGACTCTAATGAATATCAAGTTTGGATATCCAGAATGGGTGATATAGATGTATCAGGCACAAGGACTATATCTGAGCAACCATACTCAGGTGTGTTATTCAAATCACAAAACGCATCTACATGGACTGCTGACCAGTATGAAGATTTGAAGTTTACAATATATCGTGCAAGTTTCACACAACCTACTGGAACAGTTATTCTTAATAACGCTGAGTTAGGACGTGGTAACAGAGGTATTCACAATCTTATTGAGAATCCAATTCAAACAATTAAACCAACTCAACAGTTAATGATGCCTGCGGGTAACAATTATAACTTCACAGTTGGTGCAAGAATAGTACAGCAACCATCAGGTGCTGCAGGTACTATTAAAGAATACGATGCAGTATCTGACCCAGAGAAAATGACATTGACAGATATCAGTGGCACATTCTCATCTGGTTTCCTTGATACTAACGGTGACCCATTCCAAGGTTTAACTTCATCACAATCTACAGCAACGATTGTATTGTCTGCTATATTCAATGGCACATTTGAGGTTGGAGATACAGTAACAGGGTCAACATCAGGTGCAGTAGGTACGGTTACATCTTATGATTCAGGTACTACAACTCTTATATTGAATTTCATTACCAAGTCATTCGATTCATCTGATACATTAAACGAACCTGGTGGCACAAGTGCTACTATCACATCTATTAACTATGCAGGAGATTCATATACTGCATATCCAACACAAGCACCATCATATCCACATGATGATAAGGAAGTGCTTATCTACCATAGAAATCATGGTATGCATCAACGTACAAACAACGTTGAGATTATGGGTGTTGTATCTGAGGTACCTAACACAACATTAACTACTACACTTGCACAATCAAGCTCTAGTATACAGGTGCAGGATGCTTCTCAATTCCACGCTATCATTGGTGGTGCTGCGATAGGAAACTTAAATCCTGGGTATCTTAAAATTGGCGACGAAATTATACAATACTCTGCAATATCAACTAATGGTCAAGTTATAACTGTTGCTACTTCTGGTAGAGGTAGTAATGGCACTGCTGATATAGAGCATCCATCAGGCACAGTAGTTGAATGTTATAACTTAGACGGTATACCACTAACTGAAATTAACAAAGTCCACTCTAGCATTGAGTGTCCTTGGATTGATACTTACATGTTAGCGGTAGACCACGTTGCAACAAACGGTATACGTGGTGGTGGAGCAGAAGTATGGGGCACACAAAACGTCCAGTTTGAGTGTCTAACCCCTACGGTTTCCACGATGCAACTTCCAGAAACTGAAGTTATTGCTCGTGTAAATACAACAACTGCTACATCTGTTGGTGATGGTGGTGGTGAAGGAGGCTCATCTCCTAGAGACCAATCTTCCTTTATCAACAGTGGTCAATATTATGATGTCGTATTGAATGAAGAAAACTCGTTTACTTCTCCTCAGATGATTGCATCTAAGATTAATGAGCAGAATAAACTAGATGGTAATAAGTCTCTAACTATGGCAATAACATTGAATACTGAGAAAGAATCTCTGTCTCCATGTCTTGACCTAGATAGAATGTCGCTTATTACGACTACAAACAGAGTCAATATGTGGCCTGGTGGTCCTTCACCATACGGACAACAAGGTGATATTGATAGGACTCAGGACGTATCAACGTTACCTACAGGTGACCAAAACGACGCGGTTTATATTACTCGTCTTGCAAGATTGGGTAGTGAAGCGCGGGCAGTCAAGGTTGATTTCCAAATCACAAGACACCCACAAACTGAAATCCGTATATATTATCGTGCTTTCAAAACAGGTGACAATGCTGACCCCAATAACGTTGGATGGTCACCGATTGGAGACCCAATCACAACCTTGAATCAAGATTATGATACAAGTCCAACAGATGAATATCTTTGGAAGGATTACGCATACGAGAAGAAAGGATTAAGTTTCAACGCTTTCCAATTAAAAATCGTGATGCGCTCCAAAAATCAGGCACGAGTCCCACTCATAGCTGACCTAAGGGCTATCGCTCTTGCAACCTAACACGGTTGATTATATACATTATTAATACTCATGTCAAGTCCCGAAAAGTCCACAGACCATATAGAGCCATACTCACCCGACCTAATCCCTGTAAAGGGAAAGGATGGATGGTACAGAGACCCAGATTCAAACGCTGTTGTAAACTGTAACAAAACAGAGTATGATGACTATATGGCAGCTTATAATAAAAGAAAACAGAAGGATGCAAAGTTTGAAGCTTTACAAACCGATGTTGATGCTGTAAAATTAGATTTGAATGAAATCAAATCTCTTCTCAAACAAATTATCGTAAACGGAGAAAATCATGCCAGTTGATGTGAAGGAAACTGCTACACAAGAAGAATTGTTAGAGCAATTTCAAACTCGCTATAGCAATCTTATTTCAGAAAACCAAGAGTTAGCAAAAAAAATCAAGGATAATGAGGCAACTGCCCTTAAATTACTTGGTGCTATTGAGACACTACAATATCTGAATCCTGCTCCCCCAGAACCTACTGAGGTAGAGGAAACTGCAGAAGTGCCTGCAGCATAACAGAAACGTGGAGTCTCTTCGTTATTGCATAAATAAATCAGACGGAATCGTCTGCAGCCCACAATAAAAGGTAATGGCAAATAGACTACAACTACGACGTGACGGTGCACAGCAATGGGCTAACGTCAATCCAATCCTTGCTCAGGGTGAGTTAGGTATTGAGATTGATACTTCACGTATCAAAATCGGAGACGGTGTTACATCGTGGAACTCTCTGAAATATGAGAGACCTATTGAAACTGAATCAAATACTGCTAACACTCTTGTTAAAAGGGATGCTGACGGTAACTTTGAAGCGGGTGCAATTACTGCGTCTGTTATAGGTAATGCTGCGACTGCTACACGTCTTGCTAACGCACGTCAGATATCACTCGGTGGTGATATGTCTGGTGCAGGTACTTTTGATGGGTCTGCAAACTTAACCATCACAGCAGAATTAAACTATGTGGTCGCACTACCACATTATGATGCAAACAATTTAGACGCACAAGGCACATATTCTCAAGTAACTATCGACTCTAGAGGTCGTATCGTAGATGCCACAAACCCTACAAGTTTAGGTGCTTATGGTATTACTGACGCACAACCATTAGACTCTGACCTGACTTCTCTAGCGACGATGTCAGGTTTTGGTATTATATCCAGACAGGCAGAAGGCACATTAGTCAACCGCACAATCACTGGTGGTAGTGGACGTGTCATTGTGCAGAATGGTAATGGACAATCATCTAACCCATTTATTGACCTTGCTGATACTACAGTTGTTGTTGGAAATTATAACCCAATAGGTAATGCAGATACACCTTTAATCTCTGCTACTACAGGTACTCAAACTGTTAACGTAACAAACTTCAACGTTGACAGATATGGTCGTTTAACATATGCACAAACTTCTCCTATCGCTACAGCAACAGAGGGTAGTTTTGCTCCTGCATATAGTAACGCTGCATCATATTCAAGATATGATAAGGTAAAGAATAGTGCTGACGTATTATATGAAGCAATATTAGATATATCCTCAGGTGGAGGTGAGCCTACTCACACTGATTCATCTGATACAGGAAGTTGGAGATACTTAGGGACTGCTATTGCACCACAAAAAGGTATAGCAGCATTTAACCAAGAAGATTTTGATGTAACTGCATGGGATGCAGGAAATAATATAGAAGGTGGTTTCGTAACCATCGCTGCTGCGGGTGTAGATAATACTCAACTACAAAATAATCGCGTTTCTTTCGCTGATGGTAACTCGAAAGAAGACTTTGAATTAGACCAAGAATTAACTCCTGTTACTGGTTATAGAGGATTTAATTACCTTAACTATACAAAGGTAAACGATACAACTGGTAACCTACTCTTTAGTGTTAATAATACTGGTGATGGTAGTGGTGGGACTCAACAGTTAGTTACTAATATAGCAGTCACAGTTGGTGTAGATAATGTTAGCTCAGACCCATATGGTGTATTCTATCTTGATGGTGTAGAGAAACCTAGTATTGGTCTTAAGAGAGGAGTAACTTACGTCTTCGACCAATCAGATAATAGCAATGAAGTATACAATGGGATGAATCACCCATTGATGTTTAGCTTAGGTGATGATGGTGAGCATAATGGCAATGGTCATTATATGGATGGTATCACTTATAAGTTAGATGGTGTTGCTGTTAATATGGCAGGGTATGTAAGTGGTTTTGATGCTGCTACAACTCGTGTTGCAGAAATATTAGTCCAAACTGATGCACCCGCAACTCTTTACTACTGGTGTCATCATCACACAAATCAAGGTAACAGTTTAACTATTACTGATGGTGGTGCAGGAGAAGTTGATATTAATGTAAGGACTTACTTCTCTGATGCAGACATCACTTTAGATGGTGCAATCGACCAAACTCTAGACAAGACTGGTAGTGGTAATTTAGACTTTAAACTTACTCAAAATACATCAGAGGCTAGAGCACTTAGTATTTCATCCACTAACTCAGGTGCGGGTGATGCTAACATCAATATCACATCTGATAATGATATCACTATTAGTGCAACTAATGTTTCTAATAGAGTAAACGTAGAAGGTTATCAATTCCAAGATAATACCTTATCTACAACTAATGCCACAATGATATTAGACCCTAATGATGACGATGCAGTCACAGGTCTAGTCCAAATTCGTGGTGACTTACAAGTTGATGGCACAACCACGACTGTCAACTCTACAACTATAACAGTCCAAGACCCTATTATCACACTAGGTGGTGAGGATACTTTAGTAGTTGACGATAACAAGGATCGTGGTGTAGAATTTAGATACTATGATACACAAGAAAGATTTGGTTTCTTCGGTTGGGACGAAAATTACGCGGACTCTAACATATGGTCTGGCACTGGTGGCTATAGGTTCCTCTACAACGCGACCAATGTCAGCGAAGTTTACTCTGGCACTGATGCTCCTATTATTGCGGGAAATCTCCGCTTAACAACCAATACGTCTTCTACTTGGAAGACACCTACAACAGGCACACTGGTAGTAACTGGTGGAGCAGGCATTTCTGAAAACCTTAACGTTGGTGGCACAACCCACTTGAATGGTAACGTTGAGATAGATGGCACTGTTGATATAGATGCCAACTTCGCAATTAGAGATAATACTACTGATAAGTTTACTGTTGCAAGTGCGACAGGTAACACAGTTATTGAAGGTACAGTTGATATTCAGTTACAAACAACTATAACTGATGGTCTTCTTTTACAAGCAGACAATAAAAAATTCGAGATTAAAACTGCGGGTGGCACTAGCGTATTTGATATTGATACAGATAATGGTAACGTCCACACAGATGGCACACTGGATGTAGATAGTGGAGTAACATTTAATAGCACTCTTGATGTAGATTCTGCTGTTACATTTAATTCAACCTTAGACGTTGATAATGATTCAGTATTCCATGATGATATTACACTTGATACCACTGGTAAATTCTTCACGATAACCAATGGTAGTGGCCAGACATTTAAAGTGTCTTCTACAAATGGTAATACAGACATAGAAGGTAGTCTAAATGTAGGTGGTGTCAATACTTTTGAAAGGACAAATAATATTGTTGTTGACCCTACAACATCAGAATCTGCAATCACATTAACCAGTGGTGGTAATGCGACATTTGCGGGTGGTGTTAACATTGATAAAGATGTCAGAGTAGGCACTGACTTATACGTTTCAGATAGAATTGTAGTTAAGGATGCAGGCACAGCAAGGACTCGTCCATCCTTACTTAATAATGTTGATGTAAAATATCGTCAGTATATTGGAGCAACAGGAGTCCATAATGCTTCATTCGCTGATGACCCAGATGCTAACTTAAGAGTTGCGGGTGGTGTTGGTATTGTCCAAGACTTACATGTTGGTGATGACTTCTACGTTGGTAAGGTAGCAACTAATGATACTGTTGAATTCTCAATCTTAGGAGAATCAGGTGCTACTACAATAGGACGTGTCGGTCAAGGAAATGTCACAGACGGCTCACTAACTGTGCATGGATTTGTTACAATGAATGAGCGGGTAACAATCAACGGTCCTTTGACCACGATTGGAGATGCTAACTCTGATGTCTTAACAGTAAATGCTGTCTCTCAATTTACAGATGATGTAACAGTAGATGGCAGCTTGACTGTTAATACAAATGCTTTAATTGAGGGTAACCTCACTGTTAATGGCACAACAACCACAGTTAACTCAACTGTAACTACTATTGATGACCCTATCATCACAGTTGGTGGTGACACTGCTCCTTCATCAGATGATGCTAAGGACAGAGGTGTTGAGTTTAGATACTATGATTCACAAGCACGTCTTGGATTCTTTGGTTGGGATAATTCTGCAGAAAGATTTGCAGTTTATCATGCAGCAACTAACAGTAGTGAAGCATTTAGTGGCACTAGGTCTGGTATCGACGCAGGCTCTTTAAAATTATTTGATACAACAAATGCAACGAATTCTGCTACAGGTACTCTCATCGTTGGTGGTGGCGCGGGTATTGGTCTTGACTTACACGTCGGTGACGACCTCATCGTCGTTGACGATGGAAGCTTTGGTGGAAATGTCGACATCACTGGCACGCTCGATGTAACTGATGACTTTGCTGTTGCTGCTACATTTACAGTAGATGCACAGACAGGTAATACATTTGCTGCAGGGACATTCCAAGTCAATGGTAATACAACGATTGGTAATGCTGGCTCTGATGCACATAGCGTATCAGGTACTGTCCAGTTTAACCATGCGATAACTTCTACAGATATTACTGCTGACAACATTAAGATTGGTGTTGACGGTGCAAGTGAAATTTCAACAACCTCTGGAAATCTAATTCTAGATTCACAAGGTGGCACAGTTAATATTACAGATGATGCTGACGTAGATGGAGACTTAAATGTTGACGGTAATACAAAAGTTGATGGCACTCTTACTGTCGATGGTAATACTACTATCGGTAACGCATCAGGAGATGCTCACGAATTCACTGGCACGGTTACATTTAACCAAGCAATCACCTCCACAGACATCACAGCAGACTCCGTCAAAATCGGGGTCGATGGTGCTACCGAAATTAGTACCGTATCTGGTAACCTTATCCTAGATTCTGCTGATGGCAAAGTCCATATTACAGACAATGCTGAAGTAGATGGTTACTTACAAGTTGATGGTAATACAACTCTTGGTGATGCTAGTGGTGATAACCTAGTCGTCAATGCGACATCTACATTTAACGCTGCAATCACATCAACAGACATCACTGCTGATAGTGTTAAGATTGGTGTTGATGCTGCAAACGAAATCAGCACTACTGCGGGTAATTTAGTATTAGACTCTCAGGCAGGCACAGTTTCAATCACAGATGACGTAGATATTAGCGGTGAGCTAGAAGTTACTGGCCAAACAAAAATCACTGACTCCCTAATCATAGACTCAACCAATGAGCAGTTTATTGTTAGGTCTTCTCTAGTTGATAGGTTTACTATTGACACAGATAATGGTAATACTTTCATCGCAGGCACTGCAACAATCGAAGGTCTTACAACTATTAATGATGACTTAGGTGTAACAGGTGCTGTTGACTTTGACACCACATTAAACGTAGATGGTCAAGCAGTATTCCAAGATAATGTAATCCTCAATGCAGATAATAAAGCATTCAAGATACAAAATAATTCTAGTGTTGACCAGTTTACAGTTGACTCTGATAATGGTAACACCGTAATAGGTGGCACAGCACAGGTTGATGAGTCATTATCAGTCGGCACAACTTCTCTACTAAGTGGTAACGTAACTGCTAATGCAAATACAACTGCAACTCGTCTTGCAGGAAGTGCAGCAATCATGGTACCTAACGGTGGTATCACAGTATTTGAAGATTCATTCTTCGGAGAGGATATATTTGTAGGACCTGACCAGAATCAAACAATCACATTGTTTGGTGCTACAGGTAATATCACAGCAGATGGCACAGTTTCTGCAGCAACATTTAGTGGCACAACTGGTAATATCTCCACTATCACTACTACATCTAACGTCAACGTTGGTGGTAGTATTATCGTCAACACTAACAAGTTTATCGTTACAGGGTCTAGTGGTAACACTGATATTGCAGGTACTCTAGACGTTGGTGGCTCAACAGTTATTGATGATACTCTAAAAGTAACTAATGATGTTGACTTCGATACTAACTTAAATGTTGATGGTAATCAGCAACTAGATGGCACACTGACTGTAGATAGCACATCACTATTCAAAGATGATATGGTGATACGTGGTGCTTCTAAGACACTTAAGTTGCAAAATGGAAGTAACACAACTAAGGTTGAATTACAATCAACAACAGGTAATATAACTGCTGCAGGAGCTGGTGACTTTGGGTCAATGGCAATCACCAACAACTTAACTGTCGGTGGCACAATAGTTTCAACAGGACAGATTACTGGTAACGTAACTGGTGACCTAACTGGTAACGCAGATACTGCATCTCTAGTTAACATCACTGAGACTGCATCTTCAAACTTGACATACTATCCAGTATTTGTTTCTTCTACATCTGGAAACACTGAGATAAGGACAGACTCACAAAACTTAAACTACAACCCATTTGAAAACAGACTAACTGTTACTAACTTCAAGTCAACAACTGACTTTGAGATTCAAGGTAACTTAAACATTACTGGTAATATCACATTCTTCCAGTCACAGGTTGGTAGTATTGCAAACCATGATACTGATGCATTAACAGAAGGTAGCACTAATCTATACTATACTAACGAAAGAGTTGATGACCGCGTTGCTGCATTAATTCAAGGTGGCACTGGTATTGATGCTACTTATGATGATGCAAACAATCTATTGTCTCTATCTGTTGACTTCGGTGAGTATACAACTGACCAAGTTGTTGAAGGCACTAGCAACAAATACTTCACTCAAGCAAGGACTAGAAACGCATTTACATATGGCACTGGTATCGAGCATGATGGTAGTGGTGGACTTCAAGTTACTCAGGCAGATATCAATACTGACAACGTAACTGAGGGTAGCACTAATCTATTCACAACTGCTGCTAGGACTCGTGGACATATCAGTGTTAGTGGAGATTTAGGATATAACGCTTCTACTGGTGTTATCTCATACACTATCCCATCTACTATTGCATCTCTATCTAATCATGATACAGATGATTTAGCAGAAGGAAGCAACTTATACTACACTGACGAGAGAGTAGATGACAGAGTAAATAATCTCTTCACTGCAGGCACAGGTATTACTAAGGTATATGACGACGCTGCTAACAGTTATACATTATCAGTTACACAGAGTGATATTAATACAGATAATGTTACAGAGGGAAGCAGCAATCTATTCACAACTGCTGCTAGGACACGCACCCACTTTACATATGGCACAGGTATTAAACTTACGACTGCTGACTTGGCGATTGACTTTACTGAGTTTGACACAGGTAGTATTACAGAGGGTAGCAATCTTTATTACACTAACGCTCGTGCTGATGCAAGAGTTAACTTACAGACAGGTGCAAACTTAGACCTATCAAGTAAGTCTACAACTAACTTATCAGAAGGCACAAACCTTTACTTCACTAACGCTAGAGCAGACGCAAGAATCGCTGCTGCTACTACAAGTGACTTAACAGAAGGAAGCAACTTATATTACACAGATGCTAGAGCAGATGCAAGAATTGCTGCTGCTGATACTGGTGACCTTTCAGAAGGTAGCAATCTTTATCATACAACTGCACGTGCTCGTGCAGCAATCAGTGCAGGCGGTGACTTATCTTATAACGCTTCTACTGGTGTGATGAGTGTCACATTGCCAACAGTATTCTCTGGCAATTACAATGACTTAAGTAACAAACCTTCATTATTCTCTGGTGCATATAATGACCTAACTGGCAAACCTACATTAGGCACTGCTGCTGCGGCTGCTACAAGTGACTTTGCTACTGCTGCACAAGGTGCTCTTGCTGCATCTGCATTGCAGGCAGAAACAATTACATTAGCAGACTTCAAGTCTGTGGTTGCTGCATCAGCAGACTTTGATGACTTCCAGACTAGAGTGGCAGCAATGACATGATGATATTCTCTTTCATCCTATCGTTATTTGCTAACCACTTACCAGTGATGTATGTGCAAGTACCTCAGTGGGCAGATGATTGGGCAGTTTGTGCTGTAGATATACCTGACGCTAAATGTCATTGGTATGTTATGGCTCCTGATAATACTTTTGGTGAAGGATTCTCTTGGGAAGACGCACCTTGGTTTGATGCTAACGGACTGAATGATGTTGCACCAATGCAAGAAGTATCAGTCTTAGAAAAACTACAGAAACAGTAATGGCAACTCCTACCTCTAAAGCAGAATTAAAAGAATACGCTCTTCGTAGATTAGGTAAACCTGTCTTAGAAGTGAATGTTTCTGACGACCAAGTAGATGACGCTATTGATTATACTTTACAGAAGTTTCAACAGTATCATTATGATGGTGCTGAAAGATGCTATCTAAAACACAAGATTACACAAGATGTGCTTGACCGTGCTGATACAAGCACTAGCACTACATCTGACGCAGGAAATGATATATGGCTAGAGTCAAACAAATACATTGAAGTGCCAGAGCATATCCTTTCTATCGAAGGTATATTCTCATTTACAGATAAAGGGACATCTAATATATTTGATATTAGATATCAGATGAGATTGAATGACTTGTATGATTTTACATCTACACAGTTTTATCATTACTATATGATTAAACAACATTTAGAAACTATCGATTTTCTATTGGAGGGACAGAAACCAGTTAGATATTCTCAGGTACAAGATAGATTATATCTAGATTTTGATTGGTCAACTGACGCATTGTTAGATACATTTATTGTGATTAAAGCATGGAGGGCACTTGACCCTACAACGTGGACTGAAATATATAATCAGATGTGGGTTAAGGACTACGCTACTGCTAAGATTAAAAAGCAGTGGGGTCAAAACTTAACTAAGTTTACTGGTGTGCAAATGCCAGGGGGCGTCACATTGAATGGTGAAATGATTTATAACGACGCAGTTGATGAGTTAAAACGACTTGATGAAGAGCTTAGAATGGTTTGGGAAACACCACCACTAGATATGATAGGATAATGGCTACTAATTCTTATTTCACACAGGGCACAACAGGCGAGCAGGATTTAGTCGGTAGTTTAGTTACCGAGCAAATCAAGATGTTTGGTAAAGATGTCTATTATATACCTCGCACTTTAGTTGATAGAGACTCAGTGTTTGAAGAGGACAGTCTATCGGCATTTAATGGTGCATATTTAATAGAAGCATACATTGAAGATGCTACAGGATTTCGTGGCGATGGAGATATGTTTAGTAAGTTTGGTGTAAGAATAGCAGACCAAGTTACGTTTATAATTTCAAGAGAAAGATTTACAGCCGCAGTAGATGATAATGCACAATTAATTGTAGAAGGTCGTCCTAATGAGGGTGACCTTATTCATTTGCCTATGGCAAATAAAACATTTGAAATACAATTCGTAGAGCACGAAGTCCCATTCTACCAGTTAGGTAAAGTGCATGTATGGGGTTTACGTTGTGAGTTGTTTGAATACAGTGACGAAGACTTCAACACTGGTGTCGCAGAGATTGATGCAGTTGAAGTTAACTTTGCTAACGCAGTTACTATTAACGTTGCAGATGGTGGCACAGGAGACTTTGTTGCAGGAGAGATTGTAACAGGTGGTAGCTCTAACGTAACATCTGAAGTTAAGTCATGGAATTCTGCTACAAGACAGTTAATTGTTTTCAATAGGTCTGGTACGTATGCTATACCTGAGACATTGACAGGCAATACATCTGGTGCAGCATGGACTTCTGCTACATATAATACACTAAATAATATGAATAGCGACACAGACCAAAACTTCACACTTGAAACACAGGCAGATGCTATTTTAGATTTCACTGAAAGTAATCCTTTCGGTGACTTTGGAAACTCTGGAGGTACCTTATAATGTTAGGGACATATTCTTATCATGAAATAATTAAAAAGACTGTTATCGGTTTCGGTACACTTTTCAATAACATTGAAATCCGACGCACTAAAGGTAGCAAAACAGAGGTGATGAAAGTCCCTCTTGCTTATGGTCCTAGACAAAAGTTTCTTACTCGCTTAGCTGCAGTAGGAGATTTGACTACTAAAGACCAAGTGCAAATTACTTTACCTAGATTATCTTTTGAGATACAAGGTATTAGCTATGATGCAACAAGAAAACTTTCACCTACACAATACATCCGTAACACTAAAGGTACGGGAGACAATGTAAAAAGTTATATGCCAATACCATATAACGTCAATTTTGAGTTGTCTATTATGGCAAAGAATCAAGATGATTCTCTACAAATACTAGAGCAGATTCTTCCATTCTTTCAACCTTCATTCACTATCACAATGAATCTAGTCCCAGAGCTAGGTGAGAAGAGAGACTATCCTGTCACTCTAACTGCTATTGATTATGAAGATGTTTATGAAGGAGATTACGATACACGTCGTACTCTAGTTTATAATTTGTCATTTATAGCTAAGACATTTCTATACGGTCCTGTGCAAGACGCAGACTCAGAGATTATCAAGAAGGCTATTGTTGATTATAATACAAAAGATAAAACCATGCCTACAAGGGAGGTTAGATATCAGGTTACACCAGACCCATTAACTGCTGACCCTGATGACAACTTTGGTTTTAACGAAATATTCAGTGAGTTCCAAGATGCCAAGTCGAGAAACCCAGTCACAGGACAAGACGAATAAATTTGATGGCATTGAGAATGCTCTCGATGTTAATTCAGATATAGTCCCTGTGGATAAACCACAAGTAGTAACACCAGTTGATACTGCATCTACAAAAGAGCAATTAAAGAAAGACTATGAGTATACTCGTGGTCATCTATACTCATTGGTTGAAAAGGGTCAAGAAGCAGTAGATGGTATACTTGAGTTGGCACAAGAGTCAGACCAACCTCGTGCGTTTGAGGTTGCGGGACAGTTGATTAAACATGTCGGAGACGTTGCTGACAAACTTGTAGACCTACAAAAGAAGGTCAACGAGATTGAAAACCCTAAGAAAGACAAGCAAGTCAATACTACAAACAATACAATGTTTGTTGGTAGCACTGCTGACCTTGCTAAATTCTTAAAACAACAACGCGATAAATAGTCTAGTAAGGAGAATCCAAATACAATGTCAGTATTAAACGTCATTGACACACAAACAATTACAGGGTCTGGCTCAGGTTATATCACTGTAAAATCTGGCGTGATTCGTGCATATGCAGCAAGTGCTTCAACTATTCAGATTGATGCAGGACCTGCTATAACTCTTGCTGCAGGAGAAGCAATTCTTTTGTCTGTAGGTAAATCGAAAAATGCTCAAATTAAAACAGCGACTAATGCTGCCACTATGGTTGTTACTGTATTAGGTGGTGGTACTCCTGCTCATAGATTCGTAGTCGGAGATTACATCTCGACTGCTGCAGACGGTGATACTGCATTCACATCTGATTTTATAACAGCAGCGAGTGGTGGTAAGAAGATTACTGCTATCACAGATACAACAATCACTACAGATTATGACGCATCAGGAGCTAGCGGAAATTATTCACTTGCCTCAGCAAAACTTGAAGCAGGTACAGTCCCAGTCATACAAAAAGCAGTCAAACTTACTGCAGGTTCTGCCAACGTTGTCGTTGAGCAAGTCCAGATTGTCGGAGGATAATCAGGAATGCCCGCAGTCTCGAGAAAACAACAAAGATTCTTCGGGATGGTTCGACAAGCTCAAAAGGAGGGTCAAGCGAAAGCTGCCTCACCTGAGGTTGCCAGAGTTGCTTCCAGCATAAAAAAATCTGATGCAAAAGATTTTGCATCTACTAAACATAAAGGTTTACCTGAGAAAAAGAAAATGAATGAGGAAGGTTACGACCATCTCAGAGATATGGGAAAGATTCCACCAACTAAAGGCAAGAAGGATGCAACCACTATGCCTAAAAGTTACAAGCGATCTCCTGAGCCGAAAAAGGGTAAATCAGCACTTGATATTGTGAAAGCAAACATACGTAAACAGTATGGTAAAGGTGCTATCATGGGTGAAGATGTAAACTGTGATGACAGAAAAGCAATGGCTGCACAACATAAAGCAGTCCACAATAAAAAGAAAGATGAAACAGGTGGTATGCCTGCAACCGTAACTGCAAAAAACAGGAGAGGACAAATGCAAGGAGTTGATGAGCAATCTTTAAACGAGCTTGGTCCCAATACAATGAGAAATTATATCATTGGGGCAACAAAAGATGTTGCTAAGAGAGCATCAGACCCTGAGTCACGCTCAGGTCCTAAGTATGCAAAGAAAATGAGTAGAATGGATGGTGTGATGAAAGCAGGAGATAAACTAGCAAAGAAAGCAAGTGGTGATAGGATGGGGAAAACTTATAAGGAAGAAGTAATACCAGAGGGAACACAGGAATCTGGACGCTCTAATTATGGTAAAGCATCCGTAAGAAATATGAGAAGGTTTGGTTATGGTGGCAACAACACTACAAAGGAAAATAGAAGAGGTGAAGCAATATCTAAAAGAGAAACAGAACATAAAGCATCTAGAGGTGTAAAAGGTAGCACTCAGAAAAGAGAAGACAAAATGAAACCTGTAAAGTGGTCTAATAAAAATAATGAAGATAACAGGACAGAAGCAGTTTTACATGAGAAAGAGACAGCATTAGATAGAGCAAAGAGAAATATTGGTAGAGACCCAGATAAGAAAACCTGTTGGACAGGTTATAAAGCAAAAGGCACTAAGATGAAGGGTGGTAAATCAGTCCCTAACTGTGTTAAAGAATCTGACATCGCATCTATACTTGCAAGACTTGAGAAGAAACGTATCTCTAAAGGTGGAGACCCAGAAAAATCACCGTTACCTTCTATGAAGAAGTATCACGCTGACAAGAAAAAGAAAGAAGTGAAAGAAGGTGTGATGGGTATGGTGAAGAGAGCAGCAGGAATTAAACAGAAACCAGCTAAGAAAACAACTGGTAGAGATGCGGGTGCTATCGCTGCTAAGATAATGAGAGACAAGGAGCATAGAAAGTATGTTAATTTCTTACCCGCTAATGAAGAAGTATATACAGGACCTAAGAAAGGTGACTTAAAAGGATATGGCTCTAAAGCATTTAAAGAATATGAAAAGAATATGGACCCTAAGAAACGTCAGGCACTTAAGGACAAAGCAACTAAGGGTATGAAGTTTACACATGAAGCAATAAAGTATGATAGTAAAGGGTCTTCTATGGATTATTTTCTAGGTGCTGACCCAAAGAAAACAAAAGAATATAAAGCATTAAAGAAAAAGAAGACTCAGAAAGAAGGCACTTCTTATGGTTTATACAAAGGGTCAGGTAAACCATCAGGTGCTATGAAGAAGTATCTTGATAAGAGAGCAAAGATGCTACAGAAGAAGAGAGATTCACAGTCTGATGCTGCTAAGAATAATCCTCATTTTGATAGCACAGTGCCCTCACCATCAGGTAGAAACAAGTATGAGCACGTAAGTTTTAAGAGCTACTTTACAGAAGGCAATAAAACTGCTAGAATGTTACATAAGTCTAAAACTTCTGTTACAGGTAATATATCTGCAGATAGAGGTGGCGACGAAAAAAAGAATAAAGAGTCTCGTAAGGGACTCGAAAAAGACTTAAAGAAAAAGGGGATTGGTTACACTAAAGGTGTAGGCAAGTATAAGTATGACAGTGGTGAAACTGGCACAGAAGTCTCCTATCAGACTTCAAAACCTGCTAAAATGTCCAAGCGGAAGTTTGGAAAAACCATGCGTCGTCTAGGTAGAAAGCACGGACAAGAATCTGTAGTCACTAAGGATAAAAATAAACCCGCAAGACTACATGATACCGAAAGCAAGAAACCTGGGAAGTCTATAAATATAGGAAAATCCAAGCCTGGCTCTAACCCCTCAGGTCAAGGAGAAACTTCTGGCAATAAAGTCAGAGGTAAGTCACTTCCTAAGAAACAAAACAAAGGAGCGTATCATTATGGCTGAGCATAAAATTGATGCTGAAGGTTACGGTGTTTGGTATTGTGCTTATTGCGGACTCACTGCCCCACGTGGACATTGGAGACCTCGCACTTACATTGAAAAACATGAAGAGCATTGTCCTAAGAAACCATGAAAACATTTTCCCAATTCATTGCTGAAGAAGCATGGCAAAAGAAGGAAGGCAAGAATAAGTCTGGTGGACTCAATGAAAAGGGTCGCAAGTCTTATGAGCGTGCTAACCCAGGTAGCGATTTAAAAGCACCTAGTAAAAAGGTTGGCAATCCACGACGTGCTAGTTTCTGTGCTAGAATGAAGGGAATGAAGAAGAAGTTGACTTCTAAAAAAACAGCGAGCGATCCTGATAGCAGGATAAATAAATCATTAAGAGCATGGAATTGTTAATTTTTGGAGTCGTTGGTGACCTTGCTAACGCATATAATACTATTGAATGGAAAGATGCTTTCCCATTTATACTTTGCCTTATTGGACTCTATTGGGTCAAGGTAAAAATTGATACCAGAGCAGGACTTGGTAAAAAGAAATCAAGAGAGTTGAAAAAAATCATCGTTGATGCTATAGTAGAAGGACATAAACAAGCACACAACAAGTAATGAGTGACGTCCATTTTAAAAAACATCGTGTGTTTCGAGAGACAGACGATGTTATTTTTTATGATATCTCTGTAGATGAATCAAATGCATCTGATTTAGTAGTCCATTCAGGTCCTGCTATATCACCACCTAATGATTCGGTAGGAGCAAAACAATTTTATATACATAGTTTTCAAGACGACTATAACAGAGTTGTATCGGGAGAGAGGACTTTCGAGTTGGTAAACTACAGTTGGAAGTATCCATACCACATAGTGCATCTCAATGTGCATAGTGGTGCGTTAGTTATACCTCGTGGCACATTTCATAGGTCACAATCGGGAGACAAAGGTAGTATCGTAATAAATCAAGCAAAGAGATATGATGGGTTTGATTCAAATGCTGAATTTTATCCAGTCTCTTGTGCTACTAACATTGACTTATATAATGCACTTACTCAAGAAAAACCAGTAGTCCACACACTAGGAGAATAATGTATACCTATCACATCTATTGGCACGACAAACCTATCTTTAAAAACCTATCAGAAGAAGAGTTTGAATTTATTTGGGATAGAATTCTATCAACTTATAATGATAAAATTAATTATATAAAACTAGCTCCCGACTACGTGTTGGAAGAAGCTTCATACTAATGGTTTTCAAATCACAATTTATCTTAGTTGCATGTTTTTTACCCCTAGTATTCATCTACATAGTTATGAAACTTGCTGTTTGGTTATCTGCTGTATCTGCGGAATCAGACTATGTTAAACAGGAACCCTTTAGAAAACGAGGACCCTATGTGGAAAATCCGTATGCAGACCTTGATGAGGAGGAAGAAGAGTATGGAGATAAAACAGATTATCGATGATGTCATTCTCAAATATTACTCAGCAAAAGGTTTACCAGTCCCTAACTGGAAAAGAAACACCAATCCAGATTGGTGGATACAATATTTACAATCTCTAGGACTCACAGAAAGAAATGAAACAATTTAACACTTGGGTATTAGATACCACAATATACATCCTTGACTTCCTCTACAGAGGTAGAGACTTCCAAAGGTTTTGGGTATTAGAAGTTATTGCAAGAGCACCATACTTCTCATTTATCAGTGTGTTACATTTTCGTGAATCTCTGGGACTTAGAGGAGAGGAACACATATATCTAATGAAGGAGCACTTCTATCAGGCATTAAATGAAACAGAACATTTGGAAGAAATGGAGCTCAGAGAAGGTAACAAGTATTGGGTTGACCGCTTCTTTGCCAAGCATCTTGTTTTGGTTTATTATTGGATTATGGTTGCTTACTATCTCATCGATCCTATGGACGCTTACGACATCAACATGAAGATAGAAAAGCATGCGTATGAAACTTATATTAAATACCTTGCATATCATCCAGAAGATAAGAAAATTGCAGAGATAGCAGAGGATGAGCTCAAGCATGCTCATGAATTGCATGATGCAATGGCGATGATTGTGTGAGTGAGTCCACATATTTCTGAGACCAGAATGTATGTGGTTCGGTAAATACTAATAGTATATGACGGAGAATCATGGCACATTACCTTGTAGGTTATCATGATACAACCAATCATACTCACGAGATTTGCGAGTATGCCGATGATGCATACAATGCTATTCGACAAGCAAAACTGGATTTACCTGAGTTAGTGGGACATCCACACGCAAGCGAATATGTAGTTAAACTAGATTGAATATATCCTTGACAAATAATATATCAGCATCTATAATGGTGTTGACTTACCTTATTATCTAAATAACCCTTAGTAGAGAAAGTCCATGTTATCAACAGCATATAGAGAGTTTCCAGTAACAACTGTTTTGAAGGATAAGAAACCATCCAAAGAAAAAACAATCACTGTAACTGAAGCACAAGTACAAGAAATGATAGACGATGCTATCCGTCAGCACAATAGAAATGCTGGCTTGATTAGTATGGTATTAGGTTTTGTTTTTCTAGCATTGTTTGCAGAAGGATTCTTTAGAATGATTGGATTCATTCCACCATTCATGGGTATAGATATCAATATCGTTGGCGAGATTGCAGATAAGGTAAAGGAGCAAATACTACCACTTATTACATAATGTCTGGTTATGGTCTTGAGATAGTTTTCTGGGTAACACTAGGACTATTTCTAATATACCAATACGAAGAGTCTAAAAAATGACTGTCGTCCACTCCGTGAATATTATGATACTTATATTAGTTATCTCGGTGTCTATCGTCATCGGATATATAATGAAGTATGCATACTCGGAGATGAATCATGGGAGCAATGAAACCCCCAAGTCGTAAAAGTTGTTATAACTTTCGCGTGACAGA